GTCGGTGGGCCACCCAGAAGGAGCAGCAGAACCACAGAAGGAATAATCACATGATCACATGGGAAGGGCTTACCATGACGCTGGCTCAGTGGTGCGACAGGCTCGGCCTCAAATATGATAACACAAAACAGCGGCTAAGACTTGGCTGGAGCGTGGACAAAGCATTTATGGCTCCATCGCCTCCCTGGGGCTGCCGCTGCACGTATGGCGAATGAGCACTGACAAACTTCACCTGGGTTGTGGCCGCTGCTACCTGCCTCCAGAACAAGGCTGGTTGAACATCGACTTCTTCACGTCGAGCAAGGCCGACGCCTACCACGATGTCACGAACCTGCCTTACGAAAAAGAATCGTTCTCGCTTCTGTACGCATCGCATCTGTTAGAACACGTCCACAGGTTTGCTGTAGTTGCCACGCTGAGCCATTGGCGTAGTCTGTTGAAGCCTGGAGGTATCCTCCGACTGGCAGTGCCAAACTTCGCAGCCATCGCCGAGTGGTACTATCGAACCAACAATCTCGATGACGTGATGGGGCTTCTGTACGGCCGACAGGACATGCACCTCAACCGCCATACCGTCGCCTTCGACGCAGCAACACTGCGTCGCGATCTCGCGCGAGCTGGTTTCGACCCTGCCAAGATCCACCACTGGGACTGGCGAGAGACTGAGCACGCTGCGTTCGACGATTTTTCTCAGGCCACGCTCCCATGCGATCCTGTCACGCGGAAACCCATCGACAAAGAGCGCGATTTTTCAGTCAGTCTTAACCTCCAAGCAACCAAGTGAAACCCATCGTCTTCCACGATCCTGTCAACCACCCTAAGCACTACATGAGCCACCCGAGCGGAGTGGAGTGCATTGCAATAACGCGCCACATGAACTTCAACCTTGGGAACGTCATCAAGTACGTCTGGCGAGCCGGTCTAAAAAGGGCCACCGTAGAGGATTTGAAGAAGGCGCAGTTCTACCTCAACGACGAGATCAAGCGGCTGGAGAAAAAGTAATGAATATCGTCTTCCACGATCCACCCAGCGGTCCTCACTGCCACGAGTACCTAACGAAGGTGTTCTTCAAAGGGATGGCCCAGTGGCTCTACGCAAACGGCAAAGCCCACATCGAGGACAACCGGCTGGAGAAAATCCACAACGCCACCGTGGTTCTCAGCGCGGATTACTTGGACATGGACGCCATCTGCAAGCTCAAGAAGAACAACTGCCGAATCGTCGCCTTCTCCTGCACGGATAGTTCGTACATCGCCCAAGCCTGCCGAGACGAATGGTGCATGGCGAACATCGATCTAATCTTCGCTCTTACTGGAATTCAAAAGACCAATGAGGGCCATGAGATGATTGTCGATCAGGACTTCAATATCAGTTTGGAAGAGCGGTGGTTTCTTCCACAGGATGATTGGGAGCGATTCGACTCAAAGCGACGCAATGGAACGCTCCAGTCTTTGCCATATGTTCACTGGTCGAAGCAGCCAGACATCCCAGCCCGTCCCTACAACGAACGCTCCCAGAAGGTTCTCATCCGTGGTGGGAACCACGCGCGAAGGTTCGTCCTGGCCCTGATGCTGATGCGCAAGGATCTCCTCGACACGAACTCCGGTTTCATCACGTCGCCCTACTTCGCGGAGGACATGAATCGGCAGTTCAGGTATTGCGACACCTGCCGAGCCGATTTCCGCATGGAGCATTCAGCGAAGTACCGCGAGAGCAGGCCGCGAGAGCAAATCTGCACATCGCCAGCTTCTTGGGATCGTCCAGACTGGACTACCGAACTGGGCCAGTGGAACAACGCCTGCCCTCGCTCCTTCTACTGGCTCGCTGAACAGTTTGAAAAGAAGCATGGCCCCATCGACAAGACCGCCTTGGAGAAACTCCTCAACGCCCAGTGGCTCCCAGCCAAGGACCACCTTGAGATGCTGGCGAGAATCACCTTCACCTCAGACCTCAAGTGGCTCTTCAGCATCTATGCGGCGCAGAGGTTCTGGGATGCGGCGAGCGTGGGGTGTGTGAATTTGTTGCCGGCACGGACAATGGACCAAGACTACTTCCCTGTAATGAATCGCGGCGAACACTACATTGTGTACTTCGAGAACATTGCCTATTTCACTGACAAGGGACTGCTGTTTACCGAAGCGGAATACAACTCAGTTTCGAGCGCAGCCCGCGCTCTTTACACCGAATGGATTCAGGCGACTGACTACGCTCTGAATACGAACCTGCTTCGTCATATTTTCGAGCAGATTGAAAGACACTGCACTTAGACAAGGACAACTACACCTAAACAATAATGAAGTTGTTGAATCTGGGCTGTGGCTCCAACCGTCCGCAAGACGAGCACTGGTGGAATCTCGACTTGCTTCAAGAGATCCTACTCTCCGGAACGCCAGAAAGAGCGCAGCTAGATTCAGAGCCTCGTTACGTCGAACATCGGCTTGTCTGCCATCGTGGATTCGTTCCGATGCCATTCCTAGATGATTCGTTTGATGGCCTGATCTGCTCACATGTTGTAGAGCATTTCGATTGCCAGTACGCTGTGAAGCTTCTCTCGGACTGCCACCGCATACTCAAGCCCGACGGCCTGCTCGTCGTCTCCGTGCCGGATGCGGATTACTTCCTCTCGGTTCACGACAGGGATACCCCAGAGAATGCAGTGGTGTTGTTTGGGGAGCCGATCCACGACAAGTGGCAGCCGAACTTTATGAGCTATGCGCTGTTTCATCGAGATCATAGGCAGGTGCTCACGGGAGGCTCGCTGAGATGCCTCCTCATTCAGGCAGGATTTAAGACGATCTGGAGACTCGGACGATTCGGACATGTGCCGCAATCTTCAGAACTGAAAGAGATCGAGAAGATTATGAATCGAAGGCAGTTCAGCTTGGAAATGTGCGCAATCAAATCCTCCGCGCCGTGAGACATCTGCTGAGAGTGCTAAAGCAAGACATCCGCTGTCGGAGTTCTATCGGCTTCCGAAGCCTACAGCTACTCCCATTCGTAGAGATAACGAACTGCTTCTGGCATTGCGATCCGGGTCGGAATCCGCATTGCGACCGGGCTTTCCTGCACTGCTACTTTGGGTGGCTGAGGTTTCATTGGGAGGCTTCGCTCTCCTGATTCCTCGCCATCACAATAAACCCGCACGACTTCGGATGGCTCAGCGACGTGGGCTTCAAAGACGGGATATGCCATGAACCCGTCAGCACCCACTCCTCTCCTGAGATCCTTCGCCGGAAAAAATCCATCCAATCCTCCAGCGGCCATCGGATTTTGTGCGTCACGTCCATGTCGTCCTCTTTGCGGACGTACTGACCGCCCACACGCTCGGTGAGAGGGACTATGGCGAGGATGGAGACTTGGGCGAGTTGCAGTACGAGGTCCGCTATTCGCATCAGGGCAATCGAATCGCAGTGCTCAAGAGTGTCTTTGCTGATGATGTGGTCGTAATGTCCTTCAAGCACGCCACCTGAAACGAGGCCACCCACTTCTGGATCGCAATTTTGGATCGCCCATTCAGAGATGTCATGACCGTAGGCGTTGACGCCGATCTTTCGCAACGCTTTGACGAGATAACCGCGAGCGCAGCCATAGTCCAAAACCGTCTCTCCGGCCTGAATCCCAAGCACCTCCACGATCCTCTTCGCCAGCGCCATCGTGGGCTCCTCCAGCCAACGGTAGTCCACGTAGTTGCTGAGGCCCGCCGACGGCCCGCACAGGAAGTAGTCCTCGGTGTAGGGTGATTGCATAGCTAAATGAATGAGACGTGTTGCGGCTGCGGAAAGTCCGGTGTCGGCAAAGGCATCCCGTCGATGACATCGCCTATGAAGTCTACCTGATCGGGAAATACACAGCCTGGACAAATTCCATCCGGGATCACTTTGCGAATCGGCTCAGCGAAAAGTTTTCCAACCTCATCCCACCGGCAGACGCCCCATTGGCTTCCGAACTTGTGGCCGGCAGTTTTATTCAGCACTACCGAGTCGCAGCAGAACACCGTGCCACACGCATTCAGGCACGGCCGCGTGTACACCTTCGCGCACGCTCGGCGCGGTTGCCTTGGCGGCTTGGACTGTGAGAATACCCGGTCAAGATCGATTCGCGCCGCCATTTCACTGAGAACCCTATGGCGTTCTGGGATCAAGTCGGGTTGGAGGCAGTTGCATAAGAGCCGGACATAAGCCGGCGAATGCTTCTCGACGTAGTATCGGATCATGCCCTCAATCCACGGCAACCGGTCGTTCACGAGCACAACCTTCCGATTTTCCATCGGCGTTCGGATGTCCTCCGGCGTCGAGACCCAGCCGTGCTTGTGCGACGGCTCCTCGTACGAGTCCGACATAATCCAACTGAAGCCAAGCGTCGTCTTCGATGGGTCGATATCAGGCACGTAGACAGTCTTCTCTGGGTGGTCTAGTCCCGCCATGCTGATCCTAATCCATGTGAAATAGTCGAGCACGTCCGGCCTGCAAGTCTTCCAGGAAGTTCTACCATCGGGATACTTAACCATCGGCATCCCGTTCGTGATGAGCGCCATCTCCAAACCGCGAGCATGGATGCTGTCACACAACCCATTGAAGTCGGCGCTACTCTCTTTGCATTTGTAGAGCAGCGGGTTTCCGCCACCGCTCAACGTCACCGACTTGAGGCCGAGCGGGCAAAGCTGATCCAGGAATCCGTCGATGACCCGCATTGGCAGCACGTCGCCGGGGCGCTCACCAACTGAGCAGAACGAGCAGCGTGCATTGCAGACATCTGTTGGAGCAATCCAACAACTGATCGGGAAACCCTTTCCGTTCCTGAGATTCTCCATCGCCTCCTGATGGTGAAGGAGCTTTTCGCCTGTTGAAGTGAAGCTCGTGACGAGTTCAGCCATGCCCAACCCTTTCACACAACCCTCGGCCGGCAAAGGTAATTCCTTTGTTCGATACTGCTCCATTCCGAACAGTTGAACGCTCCGCCAAACCCATGCTCTCCCGCCAGCTTTCGGTAGTCCTCCGGGCTGTGCTGGTATCGGCGCAAGAACCACGGGTCCGGCTGTGGATTCGTCAGTTCATCCAGCCTCACCGTCTTCCCAGCGAACCGTGACCCATGCAGATCGTTCACGAGGACTTCGAGGAAGGAACCCCAAGGCGCCTTGTCCGTCACCAGCCTCTTCCGATAAATCGCCAGCAACTCCTCCGCACTGATCGCTCCCACCCGGATCGCCACAACGTCACTCAACGTCGTGAACTGCGCGAATCCCTGCGCCGCCCGATTATGTCCGTTCACCTGCTTAGGTTGCCCTGGTGTAACCATCAGGATCTCGGGGTTCTCGAATGCCTTCCTCAACGCTTCAATGCTCTCGGACTTTCGGAAGATGAATCGCTGGGAGACTTTCACCGCCACGTCGCATTCGCGGGCTTGGGCAAAGACGAGAGAAGTAATCAGTGATTGGGCGTCTGCCGCGAAATGGCCACGGCGCTTCGCTGAGCAGGTGTACGCCGCACAATGCTGGCTCGCGTGCGACGCTATCCCAGGACTCTCCGGGCTCACATCATCGCTCACCAGTATCGGCGACTCCGGGGTCAGTTTGCGAAGCTGCTTCAATCCGAGGTGGACAAAATCGCATAATCTGTATGAACTCAACGTGAACGCCAACCGCATACATGAAGCCAATCAAACACGCACCTCCAGTGCAATTCCTGAGTGAATGTTTTACCTACGATCCAGAAGACGGGAGGTTGTTCTGGAAGGAACGGCCAAGGCTGCATTTTAAGAATGAATGCGACTGGAAGACCTTTAACACCAGATGGGCCGGGAGAGAGGCTGGAAGCAAGTACTTCAGGAAAACATCAGGCGAGCCTGCAAACGTAATAGTTTGCATCGTCATCAACGGTAAGCACGAACGGTTCACGGCACACCGCTTGATTTACGAGTTGATGGGCATACCAATCCCTATCGGCTTAGAGGTAGATCACAGAGACACGAACCCGTTCAACAATCGCTGGCACAATCTTCGCCTGGCGACCCGTGCTCAGAACAATGCAAATCAGAAGCCCAGAAATCGGAAGCTCCCCAAAGGGGTATACCCACACGAAGGCAGGTTCCAAGCCAAGATTACCCACGACGGGAAACAAATTCCGATTGGAAGGTACATCACCCCAGAGCTTGCCCAGCAAGCCTACATGAAAAAGGCGACGGATCTTTTTGGTGAGTTCGCTCGCGGAAACTAAGCCGCCGCAGCCTGCCTTCGTCTCCTTTTCGGCGCAAGCCCAAGCCGCTTCCGTCCTGCGGAAAGCCGGGCAACGCGCGGCCCGCCGAGCCTGCGTAGTCTTGGACGCTGGAGCCGTGGAGTACGAACGCCCAGCGCGCGACGCCTGCCCAATCGCGGCGTGGAAACCCGGCGCACGGCCAGCCTCGGCGCTCTCGCACTACTCGCTCGCCTTGTTCCACCAACCCTTCTCAGCCCACCAACCCGCCGAAGACCGCCGATGCGCCTTCCTCCGGGAATCGCTGAGGGAATGCCGGCGCCACCGCCGCGCCCAGCGCCGATACTTGCTCGGCCAGCCGCCACGTCTTCTCTTGTAACCGGTGCCGCCCGGCCAAAAAGCTCCCTAGCCCCAGCTTGCCACGCCGCAATGCCATCATCCAAAGCCTTCGCCCTGTCTCCGGTAATCCCACCACGAATCAGGTCGTACTCGGCCTTCGTCGGCCTTTTCCCAAGCATCCCAGCCACAACCGGGTTGAGTTCCTGGTAGTCCCGCCACAGGTCTTGCCTGGCCTTGTAGGCGGCATTCTCTGGCGTGGCGCCGGCCTTGATGTACTTGGCTGCGTAGTAGTCCTCCAGCTTCTTGAGTTCAACCTTAGCGTTATCAAGGGCTTGAGCCGCGCCCGCCGCATCCCCAGCCTGCTGCTTCAGCCAGTACCTACCCACGGCGTCTTCCAAGTCTCTCCTAATGATCGTCGTAGGGCCGTATTGCGGCCCCGTAAAGGGCTGTGCGCGACGTTCTGGCAGCAGATCCCTGTCCTGAGCCTCCCCCCGCACAATGCGCTTGCCTTGGGCCTGTGGAACCATCGTGCCGCTGAAGACGCGCTGAAGCTCGGAGTACCAAGGCACCAAGCTGCTGAGCGCGTCGAATCCCGGCTGAAGCGTTTGTCTGAGACTGGTCTGCGGCGCGGCCACCCACATACCACGCAACGCGCTCAATGCCCTCTGAGCCAGCGAAATCGGGAACACCCTGCCCACCGGGTCAAACCCACGGTTCCCGGATACTTCTCCCCGTATCGCCAATACCAAGTCCCCGAGGTAGAATAGCTGCGCCAGCGACAGTCGGGCGGTGCCTTCAGCAAACCTCTTCCAAGAACTCCTGAAATCCTTGTCCAGCGGAGTCGGCAGAGACGGCATCCGCCCGCGCACACGTTTCTCCCATTCTCCCGTCAGGGCTCCAACAACATAGCCGATGAGGATCGACATGAGGGCCAAGGTTCCCATCAGCGGCAGCTTCGCCATGATCGTCGAAATCGCCGTCCGATCCCTGCTCCCGCCCATGAAGGCGTTGATGAGCTTTAGGAGTCCGTCTGAGGTGTACCCCTGAAGTGTGAGTAAGTTGCGAAGAACGTTGTTTCCGGCCGCTGCCGATGACCGATTCGCAGGCGTGGAAGCATTGAACTGAGCCAGCATTCCGCGCTGCATGGCATCGAACTGTCGCTCTGTGAGTAACCTTGCCGGCCCGGCCTTCGATGTCTGGTAGTAATCCCACAGGTTCTTCTCCAGTTGGAAACCTTCAGCACTCGCTGCCTGCTCCATGAAGAGGCGGAAGAGGCCGAGGGAATCCTTGTTGGCTTGCTCGCCCTGGAAGGCTGCCCACTCGTCCGGCTTGAGATCGAAGGCGCGGTTCAGTGGATCGAACTTCGTCAATCCCTGTCTCTCTCGCTCAGCGCCGTAGTTTACAGCCACTTCCTGGAGGCGCTTCTCCATCATCGCGGCGTAGGTGAGTAGGGCAGCGTTGATCGTCAGGTCTGATTCCTGGACGCCAATCGTATCGAACAACGCCCGCAGTGCATTGTGCGGAATGCCTAGGAGCTTACCGACGTTCCGGCCGAGCAGTTTGGTATTGCCGAGATCTTCAACCTGCGAGGACTCCGCGCTCGCCTGCCACAGCCGTCGCATTCGCTCAAGGAAGCCGTCTCGTGTGTCGAAGCCAAGCTCATGGACGCGATCCGCTGAGGCACGAAAGTCGCCGTTGCCGATGAGAGTTGCGAACGTATCAACGAGCTTCGTGAAGATCTCGTAGTTCTTCCCGGTGAGAAACGTGGCGCCCATGTCGGTTCTCTTCGCCAGTCCAGAACCAATGTGCAGCGCATATCGCACCAGCGTCTTCGGCATGTTGAGCAACGCTCTCCAGAATAGCATTCGCTCCCCAGAGAGGCCCATCGCGCGCGACATTGTGTAAACCTCGAACTGCCCCTGCGTCATGTTTCGCAGGTTCACCGTGGGCAGCGCCAGCACAGCAGAAGTAAGCAGGCCGGTGGCTTCACGGAACCATCCGCCCTGAGTCAATGCCGGGCTTCCCATCTTGTAAGCCGCGTCGAAGTCCTCGTAGATCTTCCGCAGGATTCCAAGCACCTGCTTCAGTTCCTCGATGTTCCCACCGTAGGAGATCGCCGCCTGCTTCTCGGTCATCTCTTGATTTTGAAAACGGGAGTACCGATTCTGAAGCTCCGCGATTGCCCGTTGCAGCGCCGTGGCATAGGCTATAATCCGCTCGTGATTCGCTCTGCTCTGGATGAGCATGTGGTCCGTGTCCGTGAGCGCGCCGTAGTCGTACAGCTCAGAGGGCAGTTCCAGCTTTGCCGCCGGCCGCGTGAACTCGTTGTCCGCAGAGAAAGAGATTTGAACCTTGGAGCTTCTGGCTTGGTCCCTTTCCTTCCGCTCTGTGTCAAGGCGGGCCGCCGCATCGTCGTACTGCCGAAGCTCGTCTTCGATGCCTTTCACCACCTGCTCGCGGATGCTCAGCCCAGGCGCCGACGGGAAGTGCTTCACCAATTCCGTAACAAGCTCATCGACGCTCTGAATCGGCGGCACCCTGTTCGCCATCCAATCAGCCGCAGCGGTGCGTTCTGCCTGCGCCATCATCGGGTCAAGCCTCATGGCCCGATCCTCCCGAGTGGAGTCCAAAACGTGTTGCAACAGCATCCTCGGCCGCTGGTTCCAGAACTGGACAACAGCGTTATCACTCGCCGGCCCAAGATCCGTGGTCATATCGAATTTTCCGCCATCACCGTAGGCCGAGGTAACATCCGCGATGAACGAGGTAGCCTTGCCGCCGAGATGTCTCGGCAGCCCACGATCCCCAACGTAAGCCCCCGGCCGAACAAGATCTCGATTCCCCTTCTGCACGCGAACGCCGAGCACTGGACTCGTCTCTGTCACCTTCCTCCGCAGATCCTCCTCGAACTCGGTTTCTCGCTTCAGTAAGGCAAGGTCTTCGGCAGTCACAGCGCGGCCGGACCCAGGCAGAACAAATCCGACACGCAAAGGACTGCCGAAGATTCTTCCCCAATGAGCCAATTCGTTCCAGAAGGTCCGGTACAGCGCCTGATTCATCTGCACATCGGGATGTGATTTCATGGCAGCGTGGCGCAGTACTGGAATGTCCCTGTACTTCTGGCTCACGTAGCGAGAGATGAGAAAATGATTCACCCAGTCACCGAGCTTTGACCTGAGATCTGTGCCGTAGAGCCCACCAACCATCTTCGCCACAAAGTCATGCTGCCGGAACCACGACAATTTGTTCATCGCGCGCACCAGCCACGGGATCTTGAAGCGTGAGCCTTCACTCTGGGTGCTTAGTTCTTGGGCGGAGCCAGGCACAGAGCGATTCGCTGCATCACGGAGCCCACGTATCACCGGAAGATCAAAGCCCAGCGAAGTCGGAGATGGGTTGCTCTCTGGGTCCGCCGTGTAAAGCGCCGCCGCCGCATCGTACGCATCCAAGTGCTCCTGCGCCGCCTTTCTCCACTTCCAGACCCTGAGGTAATCCTCAGACTTGAGCTGTGGGCTGTCCGCCGAGTCCAACTTCACGCCTGGATGCGATGGGATTCCTTTTGCCCCGAACGGCATGAAGGTTCTAGCCACGTTATTCGCCACGTCCATCGGTTCCGTTAACCCATAGGGTGAATTACTGACGGCATCCCGCAGGGAACCGAACTCTGGAGATGCCGCCAGCTCATTGAACATCGCGACGCCCTCATCAAGCGACTGACGTTCAATATCGAGAGCCTCAAGCTCGCGGAGATTCTGCCGCTGCGACGTAGCGGCCAGTGATGCCCGCGCCTTCGCGTTCGAGATCATCTTTTGCGCCGCCGCCTCTGCCGCCGCCTTGTCGCCTTGGTTCAGGTGATTCCGAATCTCCTCAAGCTGAACGATTGGAAGCTTCGCCATCTTGGAATCCGCAGCGTTGACGAGCGTCACCACGGCAGACCCGAACGCCGGGTTCTTCTTCACCTCAGCCAAAATCATATCCAACGTGTTCAGGTCCACACCGAGCGCCTGAGCCTGCTGGGCGTTGATCACTGGAGTCGGAGCCGTCGGATTCGTCAGCCAATCAAACAAAGCCCCGTTTGTATCAATGTTCTGGCCAAGGCTCAGCGCGAACTTCTGAATCGCTTCCAGACGACCCTTGAGTTGTTGCGCCACAGCTTCGCTTTGCAAGGTTCCCGTTCCTCCGGACTCTCCACCGAGCGTATCATTGACATCCTTGATCAGGATTCTTGCCATGCCATCATCGATCTTTCCTGTGGCAATAGCATCCGTGAGCCTTCGGACATTCTTGTTGATGTCGATGGTCCTTGAATCCCGCAGCGCCCCCATCTGCTGCCGCTGAATATCGAAGTCCTCAAAGGCCGAGCCGAGGGCCGCGAACGCCGCGCTCCTCTGCTCGTACGTGAGATTCTTCCCGGAGATTATTGACAACCGCACGTCCTCCGGCAGTGTCAGCCAGCCTTTGGCTTCTTCCGTGAGGCGCGCAAGTTCGGCCGGGTCAGCAGCGGATGCTTTAAGAGCTTCCGAAATCGCGAGTCCTTGTAGAGCCTTGTCAATGAATCCTCGATACCCTCCAACCTGCCTTCCAAAAAACTCACTGACTGGTGCAAGCCCCAAAGCCTGTCGCTGGGCGACAAGTCCAGGCCGCGCCGCTTCCGCTGCTTCGATTTCATTCGTTCGTGCTCCTATCGTTTTACCGTTCCACTGCGCTTCGCTAAGCACTGTGGCCTGAGTGGACAGTTTGTTGATGCGGTCCTGAATCTTCTGGATCTCTGAAGCCTCCACGCCAAGTTGCGTGTAATAGCCCACGGCTCTTTGGAGTAGGTCAATCTGCCCTTGCAGATTCTTCAGTCGATGCGCCTCCTTCTCAAAGTAAACCTCGCCCTGCATGGCCTTCGTGTTCTCAGGATTTGGAGCCTCTCCGCCCGCGTTGAGCCTGTTCAGGAACTCGTCGCCAACGATGACCTGGCCATCGACAATACCAACGCCCTCGTCAGGATTTGGGAACATCTCTGGGTTGTCCTCGATGCTCAGACCTTCTTGGAACAACCTTCCCGTGGCGAGTTCAGTGAGGCGTCGAAGCTCCTGCTTCGCCGTCTTGAACTGCCGGCGCTCGTAGGCCAAGCCTTCAAGCTGCGTTCCCGCCGCCTCTCTATTTGTGTAAGCCTCCTCGGCAATCCGCCCAAGCTGCGCTGCGGCTCCGGCGACACGGGCGGCGTCGATGGGAGGAGCGACGGGTTCAGCTTTGGCTTCTTCAGCTCTTTCCTGCGCCGCGAGAACGCGCTGTCGAAGCCTATTCGGCGCAACGTCCGTTGTGAGGCCAATTAAAACACGATTCACACGGTTCGGAGAGACAGACCAGCCCTGCGCTGTCAGATCCTGCCGCTGCTGTGGTGTGAGTGCGATCCATTCCTCGTTAATATCTACCTTAAGAGGTGCGCCCTGCCTGTCGGCCTCTTGAAGTTTTGAGCGCAGCGGCTCAGTGACCCAAGTTGGAATCGCTCCAAGCCGCAAGGGCTGTTGTTCTGGCACCGCCGCCTCAGTTCTCAGGCTGCTTGGAATTTGACGCGCAAACGCTTGGCCAATCGGCGCAGTGGCCGCAGGTGTGACCCGCGCTTCAGTTGGTGCAGCCCCTTGTTGTTGTGATGCCGACGGAATTTCATCAGGAGTCCTTACTCTTTCCAACGATCTCCCCACCGCCCTTACCGCAATCGCCTCCGCTGCTCTTCGGCTCAGCTTCACGCTGAGAGTTTCATTGGCCCATGCGGTGACGCGGCCCACCAGCCGACCGAACCATGTCCGGTTCTGCCACGCTGAAATCAGCGCATCCGTGCCGCGCGCATCGAACTCGTTTTGCGAGCCTTCAGGATACCCGAGTCCCGACATTTCCAAGGCGATGTCGCCGCGTTCTTGTGGGGTAAGAACGTCAAGGACTTCTCTCAGCGCACCAGAATCGGAGGCGACATGGGAAACCTCATGCTCAAACTTCTTCCGCACCTCGCCTGCGTTCGGCAGCTTCGCTTGGTTCAGTTCGATGCGTTGGAAGACGTTATTGTCGTCGAAGATCGTCCGCGCAGCAGGCGCTTCGGGCGTTGTGTCGCTGAAGATGGTGAGTCGTTCCGCCGGCACGACGCCGTACGGCCTCAGCGCCTCTTCAATCGCTCCCGCTTGGGCTTCCAACCGGTTTTCCGTAGGGCTCCGTACACGTACGCGTTCTTCCGCTCCTTCGACCAGCCCTTGTGTTTGCCCGCCTGTCGTTTGAGTTTGCGTTCCAGTGCTTTCGGCATTTGGTCCTTTCCGCGCCCGACGCACCCCAGCGCCAAGCGCCTGCGTCAACGTGCTGAGAAGAAATCCCGCCGCACCACCAGCCCCAGCCTGCGGAATCAAATCATCCGTCAGGCTCTTGGCTTCGTTGTACAGCCCTTTCTCAACCGCGTTCGACGCAAAATTCTGTGCTGCCTCTTGGAGTGACTCCTCGAAGGCTTCCTTGCCGGCCGTGATGAGGTACCTCGTGAAACCGCCGTCGCTGAATCGATCAAGGCGACGAAGCATGTTGCTGAGTGGTATCGCCTCAGTGGCACCGATGGGCAGGCCGATGAGCCCAGCCTTCAGCGCCGTATCCCTGTCCGACCCGGCGTTAATCGCCTTCTCGTACTCCGATTGAAATTGCGAAGTCGCGCCGAGCGTTCCAATCTCTGCGCCCTCGGAAACCGCAGCAAGAGCCCGCGTCCCGAGTGAAGCACCCTTCTTCGCTGCCGCCTCGGCAAGTTCCCGCTCCGCTAACCTACCCGCTGCGCTCGTCACCCCTCGCCGAAGTAATTTCGCGACTCCTCCGCCAAGCAGAAACCCAACTCCACTTCCAACGGCCTGTGGGACTTTGGTCGCAAGAAAGGATTCTTCGAGTTCGGGAACAGGTCTTGGAGCGATGGCTTCCCCGCCCTGCTCAATGAGTTGACCCAGCTTGTAAGCCTCACTGGCTTGCGGTGCTGTGCTGAATTCTTCGCCTTCCCTCGTTGGGAAATCCAAGCCCGGCACATAGCCAATAGCTCTCCTGAGTTCTCCGGCGATGTCTCCGGCTGTCTTGAACGGCGCAGCAACCTCTCGGGCCAGCCCGATGGTTAGCCCACGGCTAATCTGCTGGATGTAATCCTCTGGCTTGAGCCGAGCTGACTGTTCCTTCTCGAATGCCGCTACGATCTCTTGGTCGCTCGCGTTATCCGGAAACTCCCGCGTCCCGTACGGCTCTCCAAAGTCGATGACTCGTGGCATGGCGCATCAATACCTCGGTGGTGCGAAAACAGGAGGCGTAAATTGAGGTTCGGCTGGAACTGCTTCAAGGATTGGCTCGGGTGGTGGAAGCTGGAATCCCATCAAAGCCCGCCCACCTCTGGCTGCCTGTTCAAACGCTGCCGCTGGATGGAAGAGGCTTCCGCCACCGATTAATGCGCGCCAGAAACCCGTGGGCGATCCAGTGTTCAACCTCTCTTGCACCGCAGCAATTGGCTCCGCACCTGCGGACGGTCCTTGGCCCGGCAGCAGCGGCACTCGAAAGTCAGTCTCACGCGGAACAAATCCAGGACTTGGCTGCGGGATCACTTCGCTAAACCCACGGTCTTCCCGTGGTTTTCTGGCCAGGATTCTCAGCAGCCCAGTGTCAGGATCGATTCCCAACTGATTCCTGAACTGGCTTCGGCCAAGAAGTCCCTCCGGACTGAGCAACGCTCCTGTCTTCGGATCTTTCTCCTGCGCCTGAAGCTTTGCGTTCAGCCGGCGGGCCTCATCTGCAATCAGGCCAAAATCCCGATTGAGTTCGTTGAAGCGCAGCGTCCGGCGCTCTCGAAGAGCTGCTCTGCGTGGCTCCGTCAGTCCAGTCATTCTTGCCTCAAGCTCCGCAGCGGTTGGCGGGTCATCGCCCCTTTCGATGAGATTCAGCAGATTGTTGTAAAGCTCCTTCTCTTCGCCTTGTGAACGACCTACTCCCGAAATCTTCTCCCGCGAGGCGATGTCCTCCCGAGTCAGCCCTGTGTTCACATCGAACTGCCGGCGGCGCTCGGCTTCTGTGGCTTCAAGGCGGCGGATGTCCCCCTCTCGAATCGCCCGGCGCTCTTCACGATCTGAAGCCGCCTGACGCTCTTGACGCAGTGCCGCCAAGGTTTGCGTGAATTGCTGCGCGCGAGCGGCATCTACTGCGGCTCGCACCTGGGCTTCATTCACGACCGCGTTTTGCAGGGCCGGATCGGCGAACGTGAAATTTGGATTGTAGGCCATGAGTTACATCACTGGCGCAGCGTAGCCACCGTAGCTTGGTTGCTGAAAAGTCGGATAGCCGACTGGCGCGGCTGGCCTTGCTGCGGCAGCGCCACCGCCACCACCCATCACTCCGCCGGCACCGCCACCATACAGACTCGCGTAAATCTGAGCTGCGTCCTTGACTGTGTTCCACATCGACTGGCCCGCTGCACCAAAGCGATCTGCCACGTTCATCGGCTGATGGTACCCGTAAATGTTCGCCCTCGATGCCCCACCGTAAGCCGTCGGAATTTCTTGAGCCCTTGTCCCTAGCTCAAGGCCAGCTTGCAACGGAATCAACCCCGACATGTCGATGTTCCGGTACCCCGCCTGAATCTGTGGGATGTACCCAGCCGCCAGCATTTCATCCGTCACGCCGGCATCGCGGAGTTGCTGGTACACCTGCGGCAATGCGCCGTACACGTTTCGCGCCACGTCATAGTACCGGCCGCTGGCAACCCTTGCGTTACGAAGCCGATCTGCTGTGGAATCGAAAGCTCCAGTATTAAGCCCCCTCGCCCTCCGAGAAATCAGGTTCTGGTTCACATCGAACTGCGCCAAAGGATTGATGACGTTCGGATTAATGAAGCTGAACAGGGTGTTACCGGTCTGCCGAAGTTGATCCTGTGGATCGCTGGCCAGCCTGCGTTGAAGAAGGCCACGTAGAACGTCCGCCTGTTCTCCCTGAAGCCCGCGCTGAAGCTCTGTGCCCTGAGCGAAGGCGTTCCTGAAATCCGGCAGCCCAGTCAGCAACGATCCGAGAACGTCACTCCCGACCTTCCGCGCGCCACTCAGCAGAGTTCGAGAGCCCTGGAAGTACTTCGGCTTCGGTGCCGCATCACTGCCACCAAAGGCCGCGATGACGCCGCCAAGGCCACCAGCCTGTCCGCTAAAGGAATCAGCCATACGATGGAGCTTTCACCTGTTCTGCTGATTTGCAAGCGGAAAGCATTTCGGCGTGGGCTGCGTACCAGATGTCGTCCTGCGGCGTCCGCTTCCAATCAGGGAACCAACCGGAACCTAGCGTGTAGTGGGCGATGGCGGGTGGATACTTTTTCAGATCGTCGATTCCAACGAGGACATTCCATTCGTGAGGCAGACTGCCAATCTCCCCATCCTTGAGCCATCTGAAGGCGTGGAGGTCTCGGCCTGGCCAAGTATTCAGGGCTTCGAGTGTCAGGTTCCTATTGCTGGGATGGTCGCTGTTGATCAGCATCACGCTTGACCAGTTCTTGCGGGCGTAGAAGGTCTGAAGCTGGCCGTCCATCTTCGTCTCAGCTCGCTTCGCTGACTGCTGGTGCTTCACCACCATCACAGCGTACTTGTCATCAGCTAGATCGAAGAGCTTCTTGATTTCCGTGAGGCAAACAACATCGCAGTCCACGAACAGACACCACCCACTCTGGAGAAAGAATGTACAGAACCTTGAGACGGCGAATTCTGTGGCCATCGGTGCCTGAGAGATCGGGCACCAGAGTTTTCCGTCCCTGCGTTCAACTGGGCGCGTTAGAATCTCCTTCACGTTCCGAGCCTTGAGATCTACGGGACGTACCTCGACCTGAAACGGATCTGTCCTGCTGAGGATCGAATGCCGCGCCACGTCGTACGCGAGTTTCTCGCGCGGGTCGTATCCCATCCAGATAGTATGTTTCATTTGGTCTTTTTCGCCACGACGCAGTAGAGCAGTGGCGGCTTCTCGATAATCGAGTCTTTCACCAGAGCAAAGTATTTCTTGAGTGTCTTCTTCCACCAGATGCGGCCTCTTTGGATCAGGTGCGTGTTCCGTCCGTCTGGCAGAACCTTTGATGATTGGCGTGTGTGAATGACGAAATAACCGACTCGCAGCGTGCAACGCCGAAGGTCTTCGAGAACGAAGTGGAGTTTCTCGGGTTCGATGTGCTCAAGAACGTCAGTGGCAACGCACAAATCTGCCGGCCTTGGAGAAGCCTGCTT